TAATTAAAGATAAGTATTCCCTTTTACAGATTAGCTGTGAACAGGTGAATGCGGAAGAGCTAGTAAACGATAGCCAATTCCAGCACTATGCCAACTACTCGGCGTTTAACGAGTCCACGCTTTAAAGGAATTATTATGGCGATTATTCATACCCTTCTTAGTTTAAGTAACACCACAGCGGTAACTCTTGAACCTACACCTACAGAGGTCGTAGTTAACTCAGAGACCTACCCTACTTGGAACAGCTTTAGCATGTCTATCCAAAACGTACACGCATCAGCTGTCGTATACCTTGGAGGACCGGATGTAACCTCTAGCTCTTATGGGGTTAAGTTAGTTCCGGGCTCTGTTATCTCATTTGATATGTTTAATAAAGACACAAATCTTTTTGCAATTTCAGACACTAACAACTCTCAAGTCGGCCTACTTTTCGTTAGGAGATAAATGTGGATATCTTTTATACAAACGTAGCTTCTACTGGACCTCAAGGACCAACAGGTCCGCAAGGACCTTCAGGAACATCTAACGTTCATGCCGCAGTAAATGCTGCAACCATTCAGGCTCTAAGCGGAGTTTGGAGTTATACTCCAGGCACAACCGGTGGAGATGGCGGCAACGGTGTAGGAGCAACTCTTACTTCTACAACTGCAGGAATTCCTGGAATTGATAGCGTTAACCTACCCACTGGAACGCGTGTTCTTGTTAAAGATCAAGCTGATTTAAAACAAAACGGCGTATACTATGTCACTCGTGGTGCGGTAGGTCAAACACCTATCTGGACTCGCGCTACAGACTATGACAATAGTACTGTTGGCCAGGTGGCCCAGGGTGATCAAATCTTGGTTCTTGCCGGAACTCAGAATGCTAATAAGGTATACTTTGAAACAGTTACTGGAACAGCAGCGGCAGCCTCTATTAAAATTGGTACAGATAATATTGTTTTTGCTCAATCTTCCAACCTTAGCAACGTCAATACAGATATTCTTCCTGCAATAGATAACTTCTACAATCTAGGATCTCAAGCATTTCGTTGGAAGTCTGTAAATATTGGTCCAGGAACTCTCAACATCACAGATGATGTGCTACTTACCAACGCCACAATTAACGTATCCAATGGCGTCTTCTTTATCAACGGAGTGGTTCAGGCTCAGCTGCCTAACGTCAAAGTTACTACCCTAACCTTTAATGACAGCACTGTCCAGACCACGGCCTTTATCCCTGGAGTGGGTCAGCTTAAGTTTAGAACTACTCCCCCTGTTCATGACCATGGAGCTGCTGGGGATAAGGCTTATGATGCCTGTCTTGACGGAAACCACCTTTACATCTGCGCTCAAAACTACGTAAACGACACAACTGTGATCTGGAAGCGGATTGCCTACTCAAGCGGTAACTGGTAATGCCTTTCAAATCTCAAGCTCAACGTAAGTTTATGTACTCACAGCATCCAGAGATGGCTAAGGAGTGGGAAGATAAGACCCCTAAAGGTAAAAAACTACCCAAGAAAGTGAAGAAGAGTGGCAAAAATAAAGGCTGACGGGGAAATCCACGTCATTAAGAAGAACAAAAAAGGCGAAGTTATAGTAGATCATGCTGGCGATAAGGGCAAGTATGATAAGATTAACCTAACCAAAAAAGCTGGGGCTAAGACCATTAAGGCCGGAGTCCAGGCTACTAAAAAGTACCATCGAGTCCATAAGACAGGAAGATAAATATGTGCAAATCATGTGGCTGTGGCTGCTCTAAGCCAAACTGTAAAGGCGCTTGCAAGAAAAAGAAAGGCAAGTAATGTCTACTAAGAAAAAGAAGTCCGACAAGGAACAAGATAAGAAGCTTGAAAAGGGTATGACCCCAGCTCAAAAGAAGAAGTTTGAGGCTTCGGACAAGAAGATGGATAAGAAGCACCCTACTCGTGCTGAAGACAAAAAGATGGATAAGGCTTTAGCTAAGAAGATTAAGAAAAAGAAGTAACGACTTAGGCCCCGAGAGGGGCCTTTTTCGTTTATGATAGGCTATGACGCCAGATAACTCTGGAACCCTGCTTGCTGTACCCGACGTATTCCTATGGAGGAATTATGATTTCTTTAGCGAACCGGCTTAATCGGTATGAAACCGACGCCGATAAAGAAGAGTTTATTAAGGGAGCGGTTGGGTTAACCCCAGCTAAAGGTAAGAAAGCAGCTGCAGTTGGTTTTGTAGCGGGTTACCTTCTCTCTAAGAAGCTCTTCAAAAATGGCTAAAAAGTTATCCATTAGCGAATACTGTAACGGGCTACTTAGAAAAGTAGAAAAAACAGAAGAGGTTCTTGCTTGGCGTACCCAAGTTCTTAGAGACCACGCAACAGATCTTGATTGGCCTTCTCGTCTTGCAAACAGCCTAAAGGTAGTAGACGACGGAACTGGACATCGCGTCTGGATCGATCCAGAAAATAAAGAAGAGATTCGTAATTTAGAATACCCTATGCCGGGACAACCGGCTAAGCCGGCAATCACCACCTTTCACTATGGATTGGGTGAGTTCTAATGTCATTTCTTATTAACGAAGATACCGCCCTTAAAGCCCTACTCCAAGGACTCACAGTCTCTGATGCGGGAAATGCAGCACGTCCTGTACCTGTTTACTTTGGACAACCTGATAAAGAAATCAGAGCTCAGACCTACCCATACATTACCCTAGATTTAGTAGGCGTTAAGGAAGATGCTTCACGTGCCCACCGTGGATATGTCCCTATGACCTACGCCCCAGAAGGCGTCACCATCCAAGCTAATGCTAGCGGTGTACCTATCACCACCACCCAGTTTCCTATTCCGGTAGACCTCTTCTACCAGATCGTTACATATTCACGTCAGCCTAGACATGACCGCCAGATAATCGCAGCCTTAACCTATCAAGGCCGATTACCATTTAGATTTGGGCAACTCCACATCCCAGAAGACAATACATTGCGTCGTCTGGATATGTTAGGGTTCTCAAAAAGAGATACTACTGAAAGTGGTAAAAGACTCTTCAGTAACATCTATAATATACGAATCAGTGCCGAACTATTTCCTGATCAAGTTGCTCAGGTATACCAGGTAACCCAACAACCAACTATTACATACGACCACGGCACCACGCCGTTCACCACTATCTAGTACACTTATCGTCTATCCAAAAAACAACCTAACCCTAAGGAGTAAACCGGAATGGCAACATACAGTCGCCCCGGAGTCTATATCCAAGAAGTGGCTCTTCCACAAGCCGTACAGCTTGCTGACGTAAGTCAGTCTGTCGGTGCGATGGCTGGTTGGCTAAACAAGGGCAGCACTGCTGCTCCAGTTCTAGTCAGTAGCTGGTCAGAGTTCGTGAAGAACTTCGGCGGATTAAATGATTCCTACCCAACAACTTGGGCTGCCTATAACTTTTTTGCTAATGGCGGCCGTCAGCTTTATGTACAGCGTTTAGCTGGTACAAGCGCAGTATCAGGAAGCATTTCGTTTAACGATAACAGTGGTGTAACAATCACAGCTACCGTTACAGCGGCATCTGCTACCGGTGGTACTGTTACCTATACCGCTAGCAACAACTACACAGCTGGTCAGACAGTATCTATTACTGGTCTTTCAACAGCTGCATTTAACCTTACTGGTGTAACAATTGCTACAGCTAACTCAACACAGTTCACTGTAACAAACGCCGCAACAGGTACCGCAGTAACTGGCGCAACAGCAACAGCAACTGTAGTTACCGCGTCTAACCCAGTATTTACACTAAGTGCAGTTAACCCTGGCGCATGGATTAATAGCTATGCTGCTCAGATCGTACCTGGTGGATCTACAAGCACATTTGGACTTAACATCTACGCTGTATCAGGAACCTCCTACACAGCAGTTGAGTCTTTCCAGGACCTCAGCATGTCGTCTACTGATAAGAACTTTGTTCGTACAGTTATCAACACCTTGTCTGCTTATGTAACAATTGGAACAACTGGCTTTGATGGTACTAAGACACCTTATAAGCTAGCTACAACACCAACTACCTTTACCGGTGGTGCAGATGGATCTACTCCATCTCGTACTGATTACTTTGATGCATCCACAACACCAGCTACTGGTGCTTGGGCAAAGTTTGACGTAATCAACAACCCAATCGTTATCTACGCACCTGATGCAGCATACGCAGCTACATCAACACTTACAACTCAGCTTCACGGAGATGCAATGATTTATGCAGCTACTCGTGACGATGCGTTTGTAGTTGTCGATACACCATCTGGCTTGTCAGCTACAGCAGCACAGACAAACGTAACTGCAACTCTTGCAGTTGCTGCTGCTAGCACAACCGGCAATATCGCAGCTGCTTACTACCCATGGATCAACATTCCAGACGGTACTAAGATCCCAGGTGCGGTACGTCTTCAGGCTCCTGGAGCATCAGTTGTAGGTCAGTACCTAGCAACAGACGCTACTCGTGGAGTATTCAAGACACCAGCTGGCCTTAATAACAAGGTTGCTATGGCCGTATCTACAGAGCATGCATTTACAAATGCTGAGCTTGATGCGCTAAACACATCATCAGATCCAATCAACGCTATCCGTCAGGTTCCAGGTGCTGGAATTGTGATAATGGGTGGACGTACATTGGACAACACCTCAAACAACCGCTACATCAATATCCGTCGTTCTCTTTATTACATTGAGAAGCAGATCAAGGATCTCTCCTCATTTGCTCTCTTTGAGAACAATGACTCACGTCTATGGTCACAACTTCGCTCAACTATCAATAGCTTCTTGTTAACCTATTGGCAGCAGGGTGGACTACGTGGAACTTCTCCAACAGAAGCTTACTACGTAAAGGTAGACTCAACAACTACCTCTTTTGCTGACATCCAAAATGGCCGTGTAAACATTGAAGTAGGCGTTGCACTACAGTATCCAGCAGAGTTCGTTGTCATTAAACTTGGACAATTGACCGGAAGCGCTACGGCGTAAGGAGATAGAAAAAAATGGCAGCATACGATAATACCCTCAGTCTCGCAAACTTGATGTCGGACCCAGTCCGTAATTTTAAGTTTGTCGTTACTTTTCAACCAACAGTAGATGATAAGAAGTGGGGCCCTAAGTTTGGAAAGATGGGATTCGTCTCACTCTCTGGACTAAGCGTCACAACAGAATCTATTGCCTACCGTGAAGGCGGATACAACACTAACGTTCACCAGATCCCTGGTCAATCAGCGTTCACCCCTATTAGTCTTTCTAAGGGAGTAATGCTTGGTAACGGTGAAAATGCTCTATGGATGAAGCGACTATTCTCAGTCATGACTCCTAGCGCAACCACTGGCGTTGGTGCAAACTTCCGTTGCAACCTTGATATCCAGGTTCTAAGCCACCCAAACCCAAAGGCAATTGCTGGCTCAGAAACTACATCAACAGTTGACACACCGTACGACCTACACACATCCCTTCGCTTCAAGGTGTACAATGCATGGATCACATCC